TATTTTTTTTCATTTACTAATATCCAAATGTTGAGTCTGACGGTTTATATATATCAGTTTGTATTCTTAACCTTCTGTCATAAGGATGATCAACTCTTGGTCGGCTCATTAATAAATAACGTAAAGCATCATAAGCGTGATCAGAAGCATTAGTATCTACATCTTCTGAATTAGTTTTAGATAACGGAATACCTTGTAGCTCTCTAATTAAATTAGTACAAGAACTTACTACTTGTAATCTTGGTCTTCCATCAGGTCGCTTTCTTAAATGTTCGTGTATATGAACTTTACCTGCAACTCTGTTTTTATCTGCTCTTCTTAACTTATGACCTTTATTGACAAGTGTTTCTCCAATAGTAGGCCCTGAATAACCTGTTCTAGCCCAAGCTGCTGTATCTAATACACCTGGAATAGACTTTACTTCACTTTCTTCCATATATGTTATTTTATCAGCTAACGCGCTCCCTGTAAGACCTTTCTGGTAGAGTTCTCTATATATAATGATGGTCTTGTCTTCGGGATCTACGGCAGCCCATAAACAACAACTTTCTGCGGCATAGCCATAATCTATACCTTTAAATCTTTCCCACCAAGACGGTATTTCAAAAGGAGATATTATATGAGTTTCTCTTTCAAACTCTGCAAACGCTGCTCCTTCTGCTATATCCCAATTACCTTCTAGTAACTGTTTACGTTGTACAGCAGGAAGCGAGTTAAGCATCCTTTCATATTCACCATCTTCTGCTAGATAAGGGTTATCCTGTAATCGAGCAGGGATAAATTTTCTAGTAAGACCATCTTTACCTATAAATGCGTTATTAGATTCTGATGGTAATACATATCTTTTCTTTACCCAATGCGCACCAACTCCACCTGGGTTTGCTGTGCATCTTAAATAAGTTTGAAGATTAGGATCTGTAGTTCTTAAACGCGATGCTAAATAGTTCCAACCAAACTCTGTTGGTAAGTGTGTTATCTCGTCAAAGCCTATCCAACTATATGCCTGTCCTTGATAACGATAAACATCTGAGTCTCTTTCTAAAAATCCAAACTCTATCTTTGCTCCGCTAGGAAAGTTCCAAAGTTTTTCTACTTCTCTAAACTTTGCTCCTTTAAAAGCTTTAGGATAAAGTTCTCTCGACTTATCTATTAATTCTCTTAATTCAGGCATTGACCTTCTAAGTATCAATGCTCTGTGTACTGGATTGTGACAATAGCGCAATGGATCTATTAACATTGCATAACTTTTACCACCACCAGCAGCTCCACCGTATAAAACATCCTTTTCTGGTGCAGCTAAAAAATCTTTCTGTGGCCCTTCGTTGGGCATAAACTCAACATAAGAACCTGTTTCATCTAAATGCTTTTGTATAGCATCTGGTAATTCTTTACTTTCTTTTTCAGTAATAACATTAGATGTTAAAACTTTTTTACTTTTATCTAATTCTTTTTCTGCTTTCTTTAAAGATCTCCGCAGTTTTGAAACTTTAGAGTTCTTTTTCTTTAAAGCCTTCTGAGCCTGTAGTGCTGCTCTAACATCTGATAACTCAGAATTTTTAGGTCTTCCACGTTTCTTTTGTGGAGTACCGTCCTTCTTTAGTATATAGTTCCCTTGAGCATCTGTCAAGTAATTATTTGGATTTTTTTCCCAATCTTCCATATACTTTATCAACGTGTTTCTTTAAACCCATACGACTAATCTTTCTACCTGTTTCAGCTTCTAACCAATCGACACCAATACCTAAACTTATTTCTTCTTTATTTATAGACTCTGAAACTTCTTTAAGTATACTAAGCTCTTCAGGTATAGGCTTTAAGTAACCATCAACAGGAGACAACTCATAACCAAAAGGGATAGTAGAAGAGGTACGTCTGACATATTCATCTGGAAGTAACATTCCTTGTGCTTTTAATTGCATAAATAATCCACCAAGAGTACTCACCACTTAACCTTATGAGACCAATATCTTGCACTTAGTTTACTAGGACTTGAATCCTGTGCATTGTGTCTAGCATAGTAAGATCTTTTTCTAGCTTTATCTTTTGCAGACTTAGGATTCTTTCCTGCTCCTCTTACTCCTTGCTGTCCGAAACGTATAGTTTTTACTTTGTCTCCTACTTTAGCTACAACAACGTGAGACTTTGTTTTATGATTAGGAGTACGTTTAGGCTTGTTATATCCTGATACTCCTGCTCTTGCAAGTCTAGGATCTTTTTTCTTAGCCATTATTTCTTCTTCCTTTTCTTAGTTTTCTTTTTATGCAGTCCGTGTCTAGCGTGTTGTTTACCTTTAGCAGTAGCTTCTCTTTTCTTTTTATTTGCTGCTGCAAGTTTTTTTCTACCTGCAGGAGTAGACTTTAGCCTTTTAATCTTAGCAGAAGGCGCATATACTTCACCAGTTTCAGAAGACTTCTTACCACTAGCTGTGCGCCATTTCTGCTTTGTCCACTTCTTTAAAGACTTTTGAGACTTTTTAAGTGCCATTACTTACCTACCTCTTTCATAGCTTTCTTATGTGCAGTAGTAAATGTACTACCTTCACGCATAAGTCTACGCATCATAGTCATGTGTTTAGAAGTATGATGTACTGAGTGTTTTTTAAGGGTATCTTTCTGACGCTTAGTTAGATCTTTTTTTTTAACAGCTTTACCTTTCTTATACATCATACGACCTTTCTTCTTAGCCATACCGCCACCCATCATCTTTTTCTTTTTAGGTCTACCGACTTTTGAACCGTAAGTTCCTTTTCCCATTGGCATTATTTGTATCCTCCGCCTTTTGCTTTGTATTGTTTAGCCAACATCTGTGCTTTTCTTGCACTCCATTGACCTGCTCTTCCACCTTTACTACCTGCTTTGATACGCTCAAACATCCGCTTTCTCATAGTAGGTTTAGTATAATTACCTGCTTTATTTACTGTTGATTTCTTTTTCTTTTTGACTGCCATAATAATCCATTTGATCTCTTAGTTTTATTTGTTGTTTTTTAAAATTAAATTTTTTCTTGTTTCTAACTTCTTGTCTTCTAGCTTGATTTCTAAAACCACCTTTTCTCATAACATTAAATCCTCTAATGCTTCTAGTTTATCTTTAGCCTGTGCAAGTTTATCTAGTTGTTCATCCATAACTTCTATAATGTCTGCGTGTTCTCCTACACCTACACTATTTTTAAAATATACAGATAAGTTTGCTTCGGCTTTAGCTATTTCACCTTTGTATACAGCTTTTAAAGCTTCGTATTGGATTGTATGATTCATATTAGTCATTATCTTTATCCTTTGAATTACTTGCTCCAAAATAGAAGCTGATTACAGCACTTGCCAAACCACCAAGATAACCAAGTACTAAGTTAATTAATGCTTCTGAGTTCTGCTCTGGAGGTTGTAGTGTTACTAAGAATATGTAACCCATGAATCCACCAACAACAGCTATACCCATGATACGAGATGTCCAGTCCTTAGAAAACTTTCCTCTTGCATCTTGTATGTCTGCAGTCTCTAGCGCGTATAGATCAACATCTAGTTCCTTCATCCTAACTTCAAAATCTTTGTCAATCTTTTTAAGTTCTGCAAGTTGTTCAGGTGTCGCAGCTTGTACTGCTGCTTCTATTTTCTTAGGTGTTGGTTCACATCCAAGAGCATCAGCTACCATGTTTGCAGCCATCGAACCCATTGGTCCACCTAGAGCTGTGCCTATAGTAGGAGCTACAGCACCTATAATATTTTTCACATTTTTAAGTAAGTTTAGTTTCATTTGCTTTCTCTTTTAGTTCCTCGTTGTTGAAGCGTATGCTTTCATTTCCTAGAATTTCTTCTACTGATTGCATCGCAAGTTCTAGTGGCATTTCTGGCACACCTTTTAAGTGCGCATTTAACAGTTCTTCATATACTTTTCTAAACTCTTCTCGTTTAATCCAAGCAAGATCTGTTTTAGAACGCAGTTTACAGTCTATTCGATAAGCTCTGTCGAGATCATCTTCAAGATACATTATCAAAATATCACCCATTGATTATCATTTGTTCTAATCTATCTGCCCTGTTGCCCACTTGTTTTGCCCAACGACTATCAAGCATTTCCTTACCTGCTGTCTCATAGTCACCTTCTTCCATCGCACCTAAAAACTTTTTAAAGTTTAAAAGTTTTGTCAAACCTAAATTAAATATCATATTAATAATAGCTCGTTGTCTAACGTCTGTTAAATCTGCAAACCATTTGAATACTCTAGTTGCTTCTTCTTCACAAATTGTTATATCGTTGGCAAGAAGATAGTCAGACTCATCCATAGTAATACCACGCTCTTCT